TACCAGTGTTCCAATTCGAATCGTCCCACTCAACTTCCAACTTAGGTGGATAGATTGTGTGTGTATCAGTTGAAAAGAATTTTAAGTTTCCAAGTCTTGTTGAACTACTTTCATCTTTTGTTGTATCACTTCCAGGGTTGTAAGAAAAGTCTGCTGAACCAGTATACAATGATTCCCTCTTTATAATGAACCCTTGATTAGGAAATAGTGATGAAGAATAAATATGATTTTTAACAAGGTCAGACACATCTATTCTAGCATCTTGTGTTGCTTTTGTCATTGAAAAAGAACTACTGACTTTCATTGGACTACCTTGACTTCCTGTCCACCAAGAACCACCATCATCCAATACTGAAGTAGATACCCAAGGTGTTTGTTCATCGTGATTCCTATACTGATAACTTACTCCATCTGTCGTGGTTGGGTTATGGTCAAGTTTACCATTACCTTCGGTCCACTCACTACCACTCACCATATATGCAAATAGGTTTTGGTTTCTTAATAATTCTTCAGAACCAGCATCATATAGGTTCAAATAATATTTTGCAGTAGATGGTATTTTATTATCAATAACTGATTGTGATATTTCAGAATAGTTAAATTGTATTAGTGCTCGTGAAATGTTTTGAACTGAACCATTTTGAGCAACTGACTTGTTTACTTCTAATATCTCATCAGCACCTGTATTGATAGATGATGTTGTTCCACCGGAATATACGGTTGAGTCTTTATCTCCAAATATAAAATAATGCATTAAATGTCTCCTACTACTTCACCTAATATATCTTGATTAGGATACTTGACTTCAAAGATACTTGGGTCTAATGATGGGTATACAACTCCCTTTTTAGTTGCTGCTACTATATCATAAACATTTCCACTATATCCTGATGAAGTCAATACTTTATTTTCAATAACAATTAGTTGTTTTTCTGGGTTGTTCTGTCCAGGTGGAACTACACTTGCTACTCCGTCCACCAAGGAAATTTGATAAGCAATATCACTTAATATGATTGGTTGATTAATTTGCCATCTTGATACATCAAAGTGTTTCTTAACTGCTTGAATACAATTGAATAATACTTCACTCTTATTGAATCCTCTCTGTGTGATGATTGCAAACTTAACACCTATATTAATAACATAAGAATTTTTTAAATTAATTGCATCTGTTAATATTCTATATTGTGATAAGTATAATTTTAAATTTTGTTTTACCGCATCATTTATTGATGTTAACTTTTTGTTTTCATCATAACCCAATAAATACATATTCATAGCTAATGGGTTTGGTATGATGTTAGTTTCTCCATCAACATTTGTTTCATTTTGTTCATCTTGAACTATGTATGCTTTTGCTATGTTTCCATACTTTTGTGGTAATGAATAAACTCTTGTGATGTAGTCTTGTCTTGTTACTGCACGATTTTGTGTATTTAAAAATGCTAATGCATTTTGTTTTATTTCCACTAAAGTTTCTTTTGATGCACCTCCCGTTGCTGGTGATGGATTGTTAAAAGATAAACTATCTTCTGATGTTTGAACTTTTGTAGAATCTAAATTACCACTATCAATAGTAAAGGTAATGTTCTTACCTGATGTTATAGAATTACTTCTCACATTATGTTCTACTGCACCACCATAACGATACGTAATAGTTAGTGTAGTATTTGCTGGTGCTAACCCATATGTTTTTGTTTTCATAAAATTACTTGGGTCAAAAGACTCATCTAATTTAGAAACACCAAAACCTAATGCTGAACCAACATTATCTGGACTTGGAATTATTTCTTCATCTGGATTATCACTTACACCTGCACCAAATCTAACTTCCGTTCTATCATTTTCTGTAATTCTTGTAATAAATCTTCTTGATGTTTTGATTAACCTCAACATATAAGGTGTATCATTTTGATACTGAGACAAACTTGGGTCATTCAAGGTTGTATTTTCGATAGTCTCAAATACTGTATCTTGTGCTAAAAATGGAACTTCATAATACTTGTTTCCATTTGAATCAACAATTGAAACAATCTCTGTTACTCCTGTATTTCCAAGTGTAACTTTATCAAACTTTTTAGCACCTGTGAATGAAAAGTTTTGTGATGTTGTTGTTCCTGATTTTGCTAATACTCTTTTCTTTAAAATAAATTCAGTTGGGGTTGTTCCTGAAGCAGGTTGTACGACTTCTTCTGTTCTCCTATCAAGTGAACTCGATACTCTAAAGTCAACTTGGTCTAACAAAGTAAAATCAACACCTGTATCTGATGATACTATTCCGTTAGTCGATACAACTCCCGCATAACTTTCATCTGGACTACCATCAACTTTTGCAGGTACGGTTTGTGTTACTTCCAATTCTACCGTAGATGGGACTGCCGTCTTTGGTTTGTATCCATAAGATTGTGCTATGTTGTAGACATTTTTCTTTTCTTCTGCAAAATTTAATAATGTTTCTCTATATTGATTATCAACATAATAATTCAATACATCTCCAACATAAGATGCCATCTCAACAAACATCATACCTGGTGATGATTCATTGAAGTCATTGTATTGTGTTGGGAAATAAGTTTTTGCAAACTCAATTAGATTTTGTCTAACTGATGAGAAATCTCTACCGAGATAACTTACATCTTTTTTTACTACTTTTTTATTTGTGTTGTAATCAACAGCCATTTTATTCTCCTACTTCAAAGGTAAATGTAATCGTATCCAGAGATTCTGGTTCAAGTGTTGTTGAGTATTCCAATGAAGTTAAAACTAAATTTGGATTTCTATCATCTTGAACCACAACTAAGTTATTTACATTAACATAAGGTAACCAAGTAGATAAAGATATTCTAATATCGTTTTCTACATTTTCTAAACTTGTTGGTGTTATCTGTTCAAACAAAAGACTTTTCAAATTAGAACCAAAGTTCGGTTGGAAAATTCTTTCTCCTTTTTCAGTTAACAATAAATTTCTGATATTAGATTTTACTTGTTGTCTAATAGTTTTCGTTTTACGAAAGAAACCCTCTTGACTATGGTCCAGTGGGAATTCTATTCCAACATAAATATCGTCATCTCTATCTATTTCTCTAACATTTGCCATTATGGTCTAAAGTTTCCTTCACCCTTTTTCTTTTTACTAATTGCTTTCATCAAACCAGAATAATCACGAGTTAAAGCATCTTGGACACCTTCAGGAACTTGGTCTACTGAAACACCTGCTTTCTTGATTGTGTCAACTGCTCCCATTTCTCTCGCTCTTTCTTTATTCTGTCCTCTACCTAAATCTCCATAACCCAATACATCTGCCATATTTTCAGAACCTAATACACCACCACCCAAGCTTGGATACTCATCAGTTTGTCTTGATGAACCCAATGGATTTGTGTTGTTCAATACTTCGTTCAGTGCTGAATCTTTTGTGTATTGTTTTTTAGGTTTTTTCTTAATTACCTTTTTAGGTATTGGTTTAGAAACCACTTCTGATAATTTGATTTCTTTATCTTCATTAATAAATATCTCGGTCATCTGTTTTTTAACTTCTTTACGGACAACTAATTCGATTATTTTTATTAAGTCATTTTTTTTCATTACTACTCCTATTCAGTATTTACTTTACTACTTAAAATTTCATTTACTCTTTGTTCTATATCACTTACTTGAGTTAATAACCCTGATGTTGAAGTTGGGTTAGCAGGTGAATATGAACTAATTACACCTCTTAGTGTTGTTAATATTTCTTCAACTAAATCTACTAAGTTATCACCCAATACTACTGGTTGTGTATTATTACCACCCAAGTTTATTTTGTTTGAGTAAACATTAAAATCTTCTCTTCCGTGAAACACAATGTTATCAGATTGAATTGTAATCTGTGGTTGTCCATTGTTTTCAATATCATTCCCATTAAATTTAAAACTTACATCTTCCTTTGTAGTTAAGTAAATGGAATTAACTTCAGTATCTAACTTTTCTTCATAGACTACTTTATCATCACCTCCATTGTCTGTAATACCAGAAACTATCTTTACATTAGGTGAATCTATAAAATCAGAAGTTTGTGGGTTATTAGAAAGTGGATTATAATCTTCTGACTGATTACTACCTAAACGAATAGAGTTTCCAAATCTCCCCTGTAAAATAGTATCTCCTTCTCTTGCGACTAATTTTTTTGAACCATTAGGATTTTCTGTAAAGTATTTTCCAAGTTGAATATCATCTACTGGCTCAGACGCATAAGAACTAATATTTACTTTCGTATTTGCTATTGGTGAGTTCTGAAAATTCAGTTTAGATATATAATAATACTTACCTAAAAACTCAGTTCCCAATACTACTTCATGCCTAACTGGTATTTGTAAATTGTTAGGGTCAAGTGGATAAAATAAACGTGTTTGTGTTATTGACTTGTTTTGTTGAGTTATACAATACCTACCTCTAACTGCAGTAGAGTTAATATCATTGATATCAGTCAATACATCTAAAACCTCTAAGGGTTCAAATTTTAATGATACTCCACCATTAGCTAATAACATTAGTTTTCCTTACTGATAGAACTTTCTATTTCGTCTTTTTTGATTTGTAACTCTTGAACATCTGTTTCTATTGCATTCATCAGTTGTTCCTTTTCTGCTTCTGATAAACCAAACTCATCTCCTGAATCTGATACTCGTTTTTCTGCTGCTGTAATTCTTTGAACGATTGTTGCCAACTTAACAAGTTGTTCGTCGTTCTTGACATTGATTTCCAAATACTCTTTTAACATAGGGATAATCTGAA